TCTGAACATCTCATGGCATTTTTTATCAAAGTCCAAAATTTCTTTGATATATTTAAATTCTTCTCTTATTTTTGATTTTAACTTATCACTTGCATTTACATTTGATAGTTCGATTTCAACTGGTGAATCATAAAGATCACTTACAATTGCTTCATTAACAACATCTTCAATGGCATTATCACACTCTGGGTGTAATGCCATTTCTCTGTATCTTTTGATTAGATCGTGTTCTGTTCTATAGACTCCTTCAATGTCTACATATTGTCCATAAAAACCACTAGCAATATAATTATCAACCCCGTCCTCATTGGTTTGAGGAACGGGGGACATTACAGATTTAGGATTTTTTTGGGAGTCTTCAATAGAAAATCCAAAAAGTTTTGCCATCTTATAAATTAGAACCGTTTATTCTACTATTTATCAGTTAATATCTGTGCCACCTGCAGCAGGACTATCTCCAACAAGTGCTTCCCACCACTGAACTTGGAATTCTACTGTAAATTCCTCAATGGTATCTGTGGTGTCATAAGACACATCAATTTGAGAAACATTGGTTGGGAAAATATCGTAGAACTTGTATCTTCTCAATACTGATCCGTCACGATCAAGTTGAGCAACTTCGGCTGGGGCAACATATGATGTTGGATCGGTTAAACCTTCAGCAGTTTGAACATTATTAATTTGGTTCATCCAGTTCTCAAATGCACTTCTTAATTCAAAGTTAGTGTCATTCAGAACTGTAACTGTCCATGTATCAAATGTTCTGTCACCAGCAACTTTAAGAGTTCTACCTCTAAAGTTTACATCGATTGGTGTAACGTTTGATGCTGGGAGAGCGGCAGACTTAACCAAAAAGTTTGTGATGTCATTGTTAGCACCTGATGGTCCACCTATTAGGGATGGAAATCCAATGTTAACTTCAAAGAGATTGCTTCTGGCACCACCGCCTCTTAGCCTAGCTTTAAAATCTGAAATTGTTCTTAATGCCATTGTTAGATACCTCTAAAATTAAACGGTTCCAATGATTTCTTCGAATGAGACACCAGATCTGGTGGCAATGAATGTTAGACCAATAAAGTTGATTGATCTTGCTGGTTTGATAAAGATATCAGCAACAAATTCATTGTTGTCGATCACAGCAGCAGTATTATTTGTTTCATCACAAATCAGTCTGTACTCTTGGATTCCTCTCTTCGCTTGAACATCACGTAGGAAAGGATCTACAATATTTACAAAGTTTGCTCTCGTAGTTGCATCGTTAAATTCAAATAGTTGATCTTTTGCAGCAGCCGAGATTGCATCTTCGAGATAGATGAAGAGTCTGCGAACGTTGATTCTATCAAATGCAGATGATTTTGCGAGTGCAGTCTTATCGCCAAATAGTACAATTCCAGCACCAGGTGAGAAGATTACTGAGTTAACTCTGTTTGAATAGAGTTTGTCTCTCTGAGACTTGCTTGGATTATATGCAAGTTTAACCGCATTTAAGATAGCACCTCTTGAAGTTCCTGCAGGTGAGAACCATGGGAAGTTATTTGCGTCATTTCTAGCGCATAAACCAGCGATGTCTCCATTAATTGGTACATATCTGAAAGTATCTGCGAATTTATCGTACATGTACTTATATCCGCTATCAAACACTGCATATGATGAGGATGCTACTGGTGAATAGAAACTAATTACGTTTGTTGTGATTGTTTCTGGTGCGTTTACTGTTACGGTACCCACTGAAGTATCGTTTAAGAAACCTAATCTATATGGTGAGATGAATGCGATAGCATCCTTTCTTAATTCAGCAACCGAAATAAGTTTATTTGCGATTGCCTGGCAGGTTTCTTTGGCATAATTTGCAGATCCCATTAGGAGATAATCAACATTATATTGCTCAGTATTTTCAAATAACTCATATCCAGTGACAATGTTTGCTAAAGTGGCAGTCATTGCTCCAGATGTGGAAATCGTAGATGCTCCGTTATAATCCTTGCCACCATCTAATGAATATGATGCATTACCAACACATGCAAAAGTAACATTTGTCGAAGCTTGATCCCAACCACCATTCGCTAAAGGAGTTAGTGTATTTGCAGCAAATCCTGTGGTTGTTAATCCAGAAGGAGCTCCGCCAGCATAAATGTAATTTGATCCCGTTGCAATATACTTTCTCCAATAAGAAGAACTACCTACAGAGAATTCTGAATCTTTTGCTTTTGAAAGTCCAATATGCTTCTCTAAGATACTACCAGCATTTCCAGTGATAGTGCCCTTATCATCAATTACAACAACATGAACTTCGTCAAATCTCGAATTTCTTTCTGTAGCGTACTCAGAAGTTGCTGGTCTATTTGCAAGATTAGTCCAGGATAGAGAAGATCCATTGGATAATGCAATTGTTTGTGCATCAAACCAATCAGCAGCTGAAGATGCAGTACGGCTTGTTACTAAACCTCCGGCTGTGCTAATTGCTACTGCAGTTCCTGAAGCAAATGTGTAAACACCAGATGGTTGATAATCAACTGGAGTTTCTGTTCCTGCAGTAGAAACATGGGCTAAAATCTTAACTGCAATTTGAGTTGTGCTTAATCCTGCAACAGCAGTTCCAACTCCCGTTATGATACCTTTTAAATGACCTGTTAAAGTTGTTGTGGTACCAGATCCTGGAACTACAGCAGATAATGCTTGGGTAATACCCATGCCAACTGTGATGTTTGCTGTGGTAACACCAAGAATTTGATCTGCAAATCCATCAATCAAGCAAACTTTAACTCCGTTTGCCCAAGATCCAGGATTACGTGATGCAAGAGTAACACCAGCAATTGTGCTATCTTCATAACCTAGATTGTAATACTCTTCAAGGTTACGAATCTTAATGCTGGATGCTGATCCTACAAAGGCATTCTTTAGATCTGTGCTATCTGCTCTAACAACTTGCAACGATCCACCATATGCAAGATATGATGATGCAACCAACCAATGCTCATAATGCTTATCTGTTGACGCTGGTTCTCCGAAGTTGGCTAATAGATCGGACTCATTCTCTACTATTACTGGGAGATTGATTGGTCCTCTTGCAAATGGTGCAACGATTGCCCCAATACCATCTGCGGTTGGATCAATTCTACCAACAGTTAAATCAACCTCTCTTACTACAAGTCCAGGAGATGCTAAATTTAGCGGCATCTTTGTTCTCCGTCTAGTTCAGAATTATTCTAGAAATATTTATTAAAAAGGTTACTTTCATTGGGGAAATGATGCGTGAACACTCACCAATCTGGATATTGATAGTCCAATGTATTTTCAACTTTATTTCTAGAACTTGTAATTCTTTCTATAGTGCAACTTTTGCACTCATATGAATATGATGACGGAAGAGATCCTCTATCTTTTCTTGTTAGATAATAATCTTCAATCAAATTTTTTATTTTTCCACATACCCTACATTTCCTTTCAAAAAATAATAAATGCTCTAATTCTAATTCTTTATCTAAATCCATTAATGGTATTCCCACATGTATGATCTATCACCATATTCATCCGTATACCATCTATCACCAGAATTATCTACAAAACTTTCCCCCCCATCAAGTCCATCAGCAATGAATCCAAATGGTGCCATGTCCTGTTCAATTTGATTTTTTTGTTCTTCATAAATTCTCTTACGAACATCATTGTCCGTCATTTCTTTAAAATAATCTTGAGCAACCAACCAAGAAAAGATAACAAGACACATTGCTAAGTCATCATTACATCCTTCTTCGGCTTCAAATGAATTATGCTTTTGTGCAAACGTAGTTAATTCTGCAATAATTTCGTAATCTACTGTAAGTAACTTATCATCTTCCAATAGAGTCTTTAAATTCGAGCATCCCAACTTTTTAACTGCAGCAGTCATTCTGACTCCAAGTTGAGACTTTTTACCACTAAAACCTGAACCAACAATCTGACCTGCACGACCTCTCATTGCACACATCAGAACATTATCATACTCAAGATCAAAGTGAAGAATGCTTGCGACTTGATCTCCAATATCATTAACCTCAATTAATAACCAAGCATCATTATATCCTTTTGCTACTTCATGAATTACACTTGGAAATAGCATCGGTTTAATTTCATTGTTTCTATACTTTGCTACAACTTTATATGGGAAGTTAGTAATATCAAAAACAATAAATGCCGAATAGTCATTACCAAGTCCACGAGCAACGTCTACAGTGATTAGATAGTTATTTTCCTCTTTTGGGTGCTCATATACGTCTAATCCAGCATTTCGTTTAATTGGATCCTCATAAACTAAATTTCTGAGTTTTGATGGATTGATAAGAGTGTTAACTGATCCTAAAAATTCACACTCAAACTCAACTTTGAACTGCTGTTCTGAGGTGTTAGCAATCGTCTGCTCCTTCCATGCAGTGTCCCTTCCGGGCACTTCTGACCAATGAACGTCTGTTGGTACATATTCGTTCTTACCACGCTCTGAGTCGTGCCACATGCGGTAGAAGTGGTTCATACCCCGTGGCGTGGATACGATGATTACCTTCGTGCTTTGTCCAGAAGAAATAGTAGGATAAACAGAGGCAAAGAAGTCATCAGCAATGTGATTCGGGATGAAAGCGAACTCGTCAAGAAAGATGACATTATAGGATCCGCCTCGGACAGCAGATGACGAAGTAGAGTTAGATGAAATTTTGGAGCCATTTTCTAATTCTAAAGATCCTTTGTTCCATGATATAATACCTTGTTGCATCCACTTAGGTAAATTTTCATAAGCAAGTTGTAATCTTTGAAGTAGATCTCTTGCCGTGGATGCTTTGTTTGCTAGAATAGCTATATTAACATTGTCGTTGAATACAGCATAATGTAACAAATATGAAACACAAGTCGTAGATTTACCTGTCTGACGAGGCATCTTACAGATATTAAATCTATTCTCGTGGAAGTTCTTTACAAGTTTCTCTTGAAATGGATACATCTCAAAAGGAACCAGACCGTGATCCAGAGAAACGATCTTAATATAATTCTTTGCGAAATATACAGGGTCTTCTTTACATTTTAAGAACTCAATAATCTGTTCTTCTGTAAATTCAATTTGTGTATTTGCTTTTTTTAAATTCGGATTACCAAGATAAACTTCACTCATAAAAATTACCTCTGTTCAATCCAGTTCAGAACCGCAAGTGCTGCTTTGTTAGTATTAGGACTTGCACAAACAAGAGTATAAGTATCACTGATTGTTCCAATACCACTTCTACCCAACTGAAGTGCTGCTTTAACATCAAGATCAACTAATGACCCACCACCAGCAATCACAAAACCACTCAAAAGATCAGTTCCACCAGATACTGCTGTTTGAGTTATATTATACTGCATAAAGGAGTTTGGATCTGGATGATCTACCCAAGTCCCCCCAGTCAGTGTTGCATTCTCAAGAAGTTTCCAATACACATTCGTATTATCATTGGTTGCTGCCTGTAATGATCTCAAAAGCATCACACCAGTTAGGTTATTAGATTTGAGACGAAGACTTATAATTGGATAAAATGTATTTGCCGCTGCCATCGTTGTCCCTGTGATGGGATTTGATATACTCAAAAGAGTTCCAAGTTTTTCTGGTTCTCCTTCCTGAATCAGAGAATTAGAACCCTGATACATGTAATGAGTTCCTGCAACACCAGTTACATTTTCTATCTCAAGTCTGATTGGTAAGAATGGAGTAGAACACCACACTCCTGGATTTGTATTTGAGTTCTCAAAAGTATGAGATACAACAGTCTCATTCTTCATCAACCAAGCAAATTGTACTATACCTGCACCATACCATTCATAATTGATGCAAATCATTTGTTGTTTTGTTGGATCTGCAACAACACCTGTATATCCATCACCACCAAACTTTTCACCATTCCAATTATCTCTGGTTACTCTAGTTTCTGTAGTAATTCCACTTACAGTACTGCGAATTACATATGAGTATGTAAGTCCATCATTCTCAAAGAATGCCCCATTATAATCATCAAACAATCCAAATCTTCTGCGAATACCTACCTGTGGAGTATCAAGACGAATCGCAAATGCAAGAGTTGCACCTCTACCAGGAATGTATCTCATCACATTCTTGGTTTGGCGAATGATTTTGCTTCCTGTAGTGGAACCAACTTGCATGATTACATTACTGGCATTTACATTAAATGTTGCGGTTGCAATTCCAACTATTCTTTCATCCCATACATCAGTCTCTTTACCATACTGGAAAGTGTTAAAGAATACTGTTTGATATGGAGATATTTTAAATCTGTTGTTGTTGGTAAATTGAGGTCTCCAGTCAGTCTGGTTTCCCCAGTGATCTGCAATATTATAAACTTCAAAGAGACTTCTCTCTTGATTTAGAAAGTCTTGTGTAGTCTTATTCCACTGAGCCATTATTAATCAATCCATTCCAACTTTGATGGGTGGTATCTTTTTGCGTTTCTAATATTGAAATTCTTTTCAGTTACGGGATAAATCTGATGAACGACTGCTCCTGGATAATCTCCCTGAAGTTGTTCTCCTAAATCTCTTTTAGATGGAATTCCACTTTTAGTAACCAATTCCATCCTATACAAACTTCCTTGCCACAAAACATCCGCAACATACTCTTCTCCAACCTGTTGTGGTGTTTCTGGTTGGGAGTTAATGTAAAGATTTCCGTTAAAGTCTCCGGAAATATTTACTGATTCTGAGATGAATTGTTTGAAGGATTTCATTCTTCCTCTTCTGGTTCGCTATTAAACATCGAATTTGCTACTTCAGGTTTAAATTCATCAACTTTTTCTGCA